CGAGGTAACGAACACGTAGACGATCTACAGTCTCACCACCACCGTGAGTCTTAACCTTATCGTTAGGCACGAAGTAAGCAGCATCAGCAAAAGACTTAAAGCTAGAGCTGAAGTTTGTTACATTCTTGTGATCCAACAAAGGCAAGTACTTCTTGTGGTAAGTACGGCCATAGATTTTCACGCTGTCGATACCAAGATCGAGGTTCTTACCGATGTCAAAACGAGCAGCAGTAGAAAGGGTAGCACTGTTACCAAGTTGGTTAAACAGATCATCCCACTCGATGTTTTTGTTGGTTCCAACAAATACCAGATAATCTTCAGGAGCGCGTCTCAAGTTCAACTCTTTAGTAAGAGCCTTGATATCAGCAAGAGCAAGAGCTGATCCAGCGATGTTCTTAACAACGCCAGACTCTGTTACATACTGATCAAGACCTTTAGTAGTCTGAACTGGATTTCCATCAGCATCAACCAATGAAGGAGAAGCAACCTCGAAGTTTGTTCCAGACATGCGGCTCATAAACATTGCGAAGCTGATATCACCACGGAACTTCATCAAAGCTTCGTGTTGCGCCTTGTACATAATATAAGGCTTGCCTTCGTACATAACCTCAACAGAAGATGCCTTCTGGATTCCGCTCAAAGAGAACTTATCCTTGAAGATCTGTACTTGGTTGAAGTACTTAGTCAAACCATACTTAATTGGGTCAGGAGAACCTGAACCTTCACCTTGTGCGTTAGAGAAGAAAGGAAGCTTGTCAGCAGCAGCTACAGTTACTCCACCAGTTGCATTAAGGTCGAAAGTCACACCAGACTCAACCATTTTAACTGTGATGTCGTTACCGCTCTTGCTTTGTACGCGACCAACTTTTCCGTCTTTAAAATAAACCAACTCACCTGCACGAACAGAAGAAGCGTCAGTAAGGGTGATGGTAGCTTGTGCTTGTCCATCAGTACCAGATACTGCACTAACTTCACCGAGCTTATACAACTCGTCATTTACAAAGTGATGGTATGTTGGAACTTTAGTTGCAACACTGCGTCCAGAAAGTTCCATGATGTCCAAGAAGGACATTTCCTCGTTGGTGATATTCAACACCTTGTTGAGGATCTCACGCTGATCCAAGAAAGGGATCGAGCTGATTACTTCTTTTTTAATAGATCCGATAGCCATTTTCTATTCAAATTTTTTTGTTAATTAATATGTCGGCCTTGTTCAGCAAATGCTTTTAATAGGCCCATTTCAAAATTCTCTGCACCTCCAGCTACACCTCTGGTTCCCTCCTTATCGGGGGCGCTAGGATTCTTGCGTCTAGTCACAACATCCTCTTCACCAAGTGTTTTACCGTGTGCTATCAAACTCCTTTCAAAGGTCTCTGGATCTTGGGCGTAGTTTAAAACGCGATACCACTTTTGAAGATCTACTGAGCCATCCTCTCTAAGGAATGCTCCGAAGAATTTTGTGTTATCAACCGTCATGTCAACCAATGCCTGTGGGTTTTCAACCTCATAACTAAACTGCTCATTGTTGTAACTGATGCCTATACTTTTATCCATCAGTAACTTATTAGTTGCAGTATCAGCTTTTACGGTGTTTAACCACTGCTCCAGATCAGCCTGTGATTGCTGAGTCTGATTTGCTGTTACCGTAGGTTCTGGTGCTTTAAACTGATTTTGCTTTTCGATGTACTGGGATCGAAGCCTGGAAGCCTCAGCTGCCAATAGCTCTTTACCGACCTCCACTTGCAATTCATCAAAGCGATCAGGGTCAAGCTTGAACCTTTCAATAACCTGCTCTTGATAAAGAAGGGTCAAAGCCTTGTCGGAAATCGTTGGATACTGGTCACGCAGGCCACGCTTTAAGATCTCCTCATCGCCTAGCTTATTGTAATCCACCAACTTAGCCTCAAGGTATGGAGTCAGATCACCAGTCTGGTTGTAGAAGTCTACAGCCTTTTTGATGAAGTCATCCCTAAAATCACCTTTTGTTTGAGTGGCTGCCTCTCGCAGTTTACCTAACTCACCCAAAAGATCGTCTAAGGAATTATATCCTGACTTCTCCTTTACAGTTGCATTTATGTCAAAAGAACTTTCTTTTGTTAGAGGCTTAACAGTATTGCTTTCACTACTTTCTGTTTCGCTAGTTTTAGCTTCTACCGTTTCTGCCTTTTCAACAGTCTCAGTGGTGTTCGACTCGACTACCGCTGATTCCTGTTGTTGTTCGTTTGGTTCGGTTGTTGATTCGGACGCATTGAGATCTTGCTCATTTGCTAATCTTAAATCCATGGTTGATTGATTTTAAAACAAAATTACTGAATTTCCAACATTAATTTGATGGCATAGGGTTTTGTTGTTGCATCATCTGTTGCATCATTTGATTTTGCATATCCAGCGATTCTGGCAACATTGGATTACCCAGGTTTATTGGGGCGGTGTTAGGTTCTCTGTCATTGTAAACCTTTGCCACATCAACCTTTGAGCCACTTCTTAATTTTTCTAATTCTATTTCGTATTGATATTTCTTCTCCAGGATAGCCAAGTCATACTTCTTCTCAAGTTCTACAATCTGAGCCTTTAGCGTCATCTCCGTTTGGATGGTCTGTTGCTTGCTTTGTTCTGCAACCTGTGCTGCCTGTTGTTGAACCTGAGCGTTCATTGCTTGCTGGGCTTGGGCCTCTTGCATTCGCTGGTTCCGCTTCTTTTTTATTCTATAAGCCAAAACCTTTTGAGCCATCTTTAAGTTGTCAACAGACTCGATGAAGATCGCGTCTTCCATATCAAGGACACCGTTGACACCATCTCCAAGAGATGCCTGTATATAAGCTTGTAACCTTTGACGCTCCGCATCAGTAGGTTTGTTTTCTATTTGAATTCCATATTCACTTGCGCTAACATCTGTAGACACCTTAATAAAATCAACAGTGTTCTTACCAAGAGCTTTAATGTATCCCTCAATAGGACCGTACTTGATAGCGTCTTGGATTCTTAGAACAACTGCACTTGCTACTTTCTCAAGCAACATACGATCTCCCTCAAGAATATGGTGAAGACTATTATTGCTTCCCTCCATTGCTGCACGAGCAACAGTGGTCAACATCTTTGGATCAGGAGTTGATCCATCGGTTAATTCATTAAGACCAGTTATGTCGCGGATCATTTGAACATACGACTGAATTAGATTAAAGTACTGCACGGCCTCGTTTCCAAGTCCGTTATTCAATTCTTCAATCGGGCGATAGTTCATCTGTCTGCCCTGCATGTCTGTTTTGCGATAAACCAATATACCTTTCTTTTCAAAAAGGTCAATAAGTTTCATTGGTTCCATCGCCTCACCACCTTTACCCAATGGCACATCTTCTAATGCACCCATCTCAATACTAATACCCTTTGGTCTTGCAGAGTTAATTACATTCTGTAATCTGTACCACGCAATTTGTATCTGGTCTGCAATTGGCATCAACTGTTCCATGATACCAACCGCCTTCATGCGATAAAAGTCTGGAGCATAAAGGTGATAACTAAGTTCAGTATCTACTAGATTACTCTTTGTTCTTTTCATATCAGTTGCTAAACCAGTATTGAAACAGTAATCTGTATCAACAATCCAGCAACCCTTGTATACAACTTTGTAAGATGTTCTTACGTATTTTTCTTTCTTGTTATTTTTTGATCCGTAGTTAGTAAGGCCAAAAACTTTGTTACCTCTGCGGTTTACACGCTGCTCATATACATCTTCGTTAACTGAGAAGAACTCCATATCAAGGATACGAATCTTCCATTTGTCATAACCCCTATTAACCATTCCATTCTCAGGAAGGAATCTTGGGTTTCCAAACTTGCCAGCAACGCCTTCTGCAATCTTACGGTACTCGTCTTCCTGGAACTGATCGCCTGCCCATTGTTTAAGCTCTGAGATTGTCATCTCAATTACTTCTCCAACATGCTGCGCATCTGTAAAGTTTTTCTTATCAGAGTAACTTACTACCAAATTTTCTGGGTTTACTCTGCGTACTCTCACAGCCCCGTTGCTATCAATCCAATCCTTATATCCAGCAACTCCGTAGTCAAACATATCATCAATGATTTGTTTGCGGA